CAGTTCAATAAAGCAATAGCACAAGCACAGGAGGTTATAGGGCATAACATTATAGGTTACGACATACCAGCGTGTAAGCGTATTCTTAAGACTGACTTTTCTACAGTCAAGATTACAGACACCTTAGTCATGTCAAGACTAGCTAACCCACAGAGAGAGGCACACAGCCTAGGACACTGGGGCGAGAAGCTAGGCTACCCTAAGGGTGACTATAGTGATTGGACACAGTACACGCCTGATATGCTAACGTATTGTAAGCAGGACGTAACTGTAAACCATGAAGTGTACAAAGCTTTACTTAAAGAGCTAGACGAATTTAGTTCTGACAGCCTTGAGTTAGAGCATGGCGTACAGAGTATCATACAGAAACAAGTAAGAAACGGGTGGTTACTTGACCAGCCTAAGGCCAGAGACTTAGTAGCAGAGCTTAAGGAAAAGGCTTACGACTTGGAAGAGGAGGTACAGAAAGTATTTATACCATTACCTACCTTTGTTAAAGAGGTAACACCTAAGGTTAAGAAAGACCTTAGCATAAGTATTGTAGGTCTTAAGTTCTTAGGTGACCAATGGACGCAAGTAGCTGGCCCATTCTCACGTATTGATTGGCCTGTATTTAACCTTGGTTCTAGACAACAGATAGGTCGTTACCTTAAGCACTTTGGCTGGAAACCTAAGACCTTTACGGAGACAGGCCACCCTATCGTGTCTGAGGACGTTCTTAAGAATGTTAAAGGGATACCAGAAGCAGACTTAATTGCTTCATACCTCTTAGTTCAAAAGCGTATAGCACAGGTCAGTAGTTGGCTTGAGGCTGTAGACGAGGACACACAGAGTGTACATGGTTACGTTAATACTAATGGTGCTGTAACTGGACGTATGACACACAGTAAGCCTAATCTAGCACAGGTGCCTAGCTCTAGTAGCTTGTACGGGCCTGAGTGCAGAGGTTGCTGGATTGTTAACTCAGGTTACAAACTTGTAGGCATAGACGCCTCAGGTCTTGAGCTTAGAATGTTAGCGCATTACATGAATGACCCTGACTATACTAACACTATACTTACGGGTGATATTCACACAGCTAACCAGAAAGCCGCAGGTCTTGATACTAGAAATCAGGCGAAGACTTTCATATACGCTTATTTATATGGCGCAGGTGACGAGAAGATAGGCAGTATTGCAGGTGGTGGCAGAGCAGTGGGTAAGCGCCTTAAGGATAGTTTCCTAAGGGCTACACCAGCACTGGCTACACTCAAGGACAATGTTGCAGTATCAGCAGGTAAGGGCTACGTGACAGGCTTAGATGGTCGTAAGATATTCATCAGGTCAGAACACGCAGCACTTAACTCTCTTTTACAGTCAGCAGGTGCATTAATTATGAAACAAGCGTTAATAATACTTGACAAGTACGCAAAGTTATGGAAGTTAGACTACAAACTTGTAGGTAACATACATGACGAGTTTCAAGTGGAAGTGCGAGAAGATCAAGCCCATAGGTTTGGTGGACTAGCAGCCAGTTGCATAGAGGCAGCAGGTATCCACTTCAAGCTTAGGTGCCCCTTGGCTGGTGAGTTTAACGTAGGTGACTCATGGGCAGATACCCACTAGGAGAAGTTATGAAGTACAAATACAAAGGTAATGAACAAGAATACCAGTACGAGTACAGAAGAAACAGACTACTAAAGCTTTTTGAGCTTAAAGGTGGTAAGTGTGAGCATTGTGACTTACGTGATTTAAAACACATTGAGATTTACGACTATCACCACATAGACCCTAAGCAAAAAAAGTTTAACATAGGTAGTGCTATATCTAATAGAACACAAGATGAAATACTAAAAGAGGCTGAGAGTTGCTTACTTTTATGTGCTAACTGCCACCGCATTGAGCATCATAGAATGAGTAGAGTTAAAAGAGCCAAGCGGTCTAAAGAACTAAAAGAACAGAACATTCAAATGTCATTTAATTTAGAAGGTACTGGCTTATGAACATAAAAAATAGTAAAGGCAAGCCCTTTGATAAATGTTTTATTGATGCTGATTCTATCATCTATCGTATAGCTCTTAAGACTGACATAAGCTTAAAGAAAGCTATGGAGTATTATGATAGAGCCATTGAAGAAATACAGTGGGAGACTTGTAGCGGTAGAGTATACGTAGCACTTAAGGGAGAGGGTAACTTTAGGTACGACATAGAGCCAGACTACAAAGGGCAGCGTAAGGTGTCCAATGTAGACGAGGCTGTAGTAGAGAGGCGTAAGGACTTGAATGAGTACGCCTACAGTCTAGGGCACTTCAAGTCTGATAACTGTGAGGCTGACGATGTAGTATCCATATGGGCGCAACAATCCTTAGACGCTAAAGAGCATTATGTTATTGCACATATAGATAAAGACATTGACATGGTAGAAGGTTGGCATTACAACTTCACCAAGGAAACTTTATACTACATATGCAAAGATCAAGGTTATCGTAAGATGTGCCTACAGATGCTTACAGGAGACTCTACGGACAACATACAAGGTCTTGTGGGCATAGGCCCAAAGAAAGCTGAGAAGCTTCTAGCTGACGTATCTAAGGCTGATATGCTGGCTAAGGTTCAGGAGGCTTGGGAAGAGGCTCACCCTGATGATTGGAAGGATAGGCTAGAGGTGTGTTGGAACTTGCTTTACATGAGGCGTACTTGGGACGGCTTTAAACGCTTAACCATAAAGGATACATTAGAACATGACAAAGTTTAGATCAGGCCTAGAGAGTGCCTTTAGTGAAGCGACTACAGGATTCCAGTACGAACCTTACAGGTTACCTTATACTATTCATAAGAAGTACGTACCAGACTTTATCTGTGAACGTACAGGAGCTATGATAGAGTGTAAGGGCTTCTTTAGGGTAGGTGACACTCAGAAGTACAAAGCTATCAGGGACGAGATTGATAGGCCGTTAATATTTGTATTCTCTGATGAACGTAAACGTCTTAGAAAAGGCTCTAAGATGAACCTAGGTGAGTGGTGTGATAAGGAAGGTCTAGCGCACTTCACTATGAAATCTATTGATAAGCTACTGGAGCATTTAAAATGTCTAGCACCTTTGAAGAAATAAGAGAGCAGATACTTAAAAAGTATGATGTGGACTTCCTATGTGAGCTATTAAGTATCACCAGTGAGTCTTTAGTTGATCGTTATGAGGACTTGATAATGAAAAACCTAGAAATGTTTACGGAGGAGGATTCAGACAATGACTAAAATCATAGATTGGCCTAAGTATAATTTCATAGATGATTTCGGAGATATGGAGGCTGTAATGGATACTAAAGCACTTGATACACAAGTAGGTGGCGACCACTATACCAAGCAAGGCATACAGCCTCTTGAGATTACCTTTGCTAACTTTGGTTACGTAGGTCTACAGGCAAGTATCTACACTAAAGTAAATAAATACTTGACAAGAGAGAAAGGTACTCACCGACAAGACCTACAGAAAGCTATTCATGCACTACAAATGCAGGTAGAATACTACGATAGACATAACTCTGTTGTGAATACAGGACAGGAGACTGCCCTATCACCTAGGCATACCAATGAACCAATAGACGGAAATAAATAATGACACAATTATCTAAAATGTTAACAGCACATGAGGGCGTAGAGACTCATGCTTATAAGTGTACAGCCGATAAGATAACCATAGGCGTAGGGCGTAACATAGACCCTAAGGGTGGCATAGGCCTAAGCAAACTTGAGATTGACTACCTACTGGCTAACGACATTGAGCGTGTAGAGGAAGAAATATCAACAGCGTTTCCTTGGACTATTGACTTGATTATGCACTCTCCTGCTCGTTATGACGCCTTGGTGGATATTTGCTTTAACTTAGGTATGCCTCGGTTAAAAAAGTTTAAAAAAGCTTTACAGGCCACCTATGACCACAAGTGGGACGAAGCAGCAGACGAGTTTATGGATAGTCTATGGGCCAAGCAGGTAGGTAAAAGGGCAGTTGAGATTTGTGCAATGATTCGTACAGGCAAATACCAAAAGGAATACTAATGAAAGGTCAAGTACGAGGGTTAGCCTTAGAGCTATTACGGCAGGATTGTGTGGAGTCTTTAGATATAGCCAATGCTTATTTAGAGACTAATGACATTAGTAAACATAAAGAGGCGCAACAAAACGCTGTTGAAATATGTAAGCTTTACGACAATGCACTACACAAGGAAGCAAAATGATAATAAAATTCTACACAGAAGGTTGTGCCCCCTGTAAAGCTGTAAGTCAAGTCTTAAATAGTTTAGAAATTAACTATAAAGATATTGACATTGGCAAGGACATTGACTTAGCTATTAAATATAAAGTACGTAGCGTACCTACAGTAATCAACACTGAAACTGGAGACACCCTAGTTGGATTCAAGGGTATTATGGAAACAACGGAGTGGGTAAATGAGCATTGTAATTGATTATAGCCGTAACGAATTATTAAGTAAACAAGCCTACACCTTACTTGCTGACTACTACTGTCGTGATGGTGAAGATCCACAGGACGCTTATGCAAGAGCAGCGACAGCGTTTAGTAAGCATGACTACGAACTAGCACAGCGTATTTATGACTACGCTAGTAAAGGTTGGTTTATGTTTAGTTCCCCTATATTAAGCAACGCCCCTAAGGAGGGGGAGAAGATAAATGGATTACCTATTAGCTGCTTCCTCAGTTATGTACCTGATAGCCTTGATGGTCTTATCGGACACTCGACAGAACTACGTTGGCTTAGTGTTAAAGGTGGTGGAGTTGGTGGTCATTGGTCTGACATTCGTAGTGTTAGCGATATGGCTCCTAGCCC